GTTGAACTTCAGTAGAACTCTATAGTATCATAGAATCTACTAATGTACAACTAATTAATGAAAAAGAACATCAGCAATTCTGAACTAATAGACTTGCTTAGCATATCTTGTTCCCAAAATTCAAGATCATTAAAAAGCTGATTTAAGCGACTTAGATACAACAGACAGTATTTCTTCATCAACATTATCTGAATTTATCATACTGTCAAAGATTTGCAACAAATTGTAGTAATTTTTCATAGTAGTCTCTCTCTTTAGTTGATTCAGTAAGTACATATTAATTTGTTTCTTCACTGTTGTACACACTTATTTTAGTTCTTTTCAAATTCTTTTTGTCTGTCTGTTTATTCACTTGATGTAGTAATAATACACTAGTTTTCTTGATTTGTTAAATATCGTTTTGGAATAAGCTTATTCTATTGTGTTATAGACGACTATTTATATACGTACGTGTGCGAATAACATGAAATCAGGACAAAGTAAACAATTATTTTATTACGTTTTATTAATAAAAGTAGTGATGATTGTTATTGTTTGCTAGTGATTACTATTATTACCTGACAATGACTATTGTTTGTTAGTGATTACTATTATCTCCTGACAATGACTATTGTTTGCTAGTGATTACTATTATTGTTTGCTAGTGATTACTATTATTGCTAGACAATGACTATTGTTTGCTAGTGATTACTATTATTGATTGTCTAGCAATACTATTGTCTGACACTAAGATTGTTGAACACTATGAATGTATTACAATTTGATTGTCTAACACTAGTATTGTCTGACAACTTGATTGTTGAACACTATGAATGTATTACGATTTGATTGTCTGACAATCTGGCAGGGGCTAGGGACAGTCCCCGGGGTGTTTGTTCTTACAAAAAGTCAAAGTTGTATTTGTATCACTAATGTGTGTTATTAAATTTATATAGAGCACTACAAAAAGCCAAAGTTGTATTTGTATCACTAATGTGTGTTATTAAATTTATATAGAGCACTACAAAATTCGATTTTATACTTGCATTACTAATGTGCTTTATTAAATTTATATAGAGTGCCACGTATGCTTATGTATTGTTCAAATTACCATTTTTATCCCGCATAGGCACGCATGTTTAGTCCAAAGCCAAAGGTTTGCGACAATTTATATAACAGCCACGCCAGTGCTCCTGAGTTAACTGCGTGGCCTAAAAGTCGCGTCCTGTCCTCTGCTGTATTACTTAGCTATATTGCAAAACCACCGATGTCTGAGTTACCGACACGCTTTAACTCCATGCTAGACTGGTGGTGTTCAGATGATTCTATGGTGTTACTTGCTAATTGACGTAGTACATCGGCGCCGTGAGAGTATTCATCATGGAATGGAGTAGTTTTCCAGGCTTGCAACTTGTCATCCCATTCTTTAGAGTAGTTAAAGAAGCAGTCCATGATATAAGTGCAAGAAGCATCGATCATTAGATGTGGTATTATACGACGAACTGCTTCAATGCCGTTTTCAACGCTAGCCTTAGGTAGCACATCTATACGCCAATCTAGCTCTTCACGCTGCTTGTATTCAAGTACAACTTCATAGCGGGTTTTTGCTCTGCCACTTTTCTTTGAGTTACCAAGTTCGCGAACCTTTATGTCGTGTGGGAATCTTAGCGCCCGCACGTCAAACTTGGAATCTTGTATGTGATCAAGGTAATGCTCAAGACCGTAACCGTTATTCCAGTATTCACCAACAATACGCCATTTGCTACGATACCACTGTACAAATACCAATACAAAGTAGTCATCAACACCGAGGTCAATATAAACATCAGTTGGTAGGTTCGGATCGTACAAGTTTAGCTTGATACCGCCCTTGCGCACAACTTCTTCGTTGAACTGGCGTGCATAAAATGTGCCATCTCTGCTAGCTGTAAACGCCTCTTCTGCTGTACCTGGGTACTCTTGGAATATGTCACCGCCTAATTCACGACGTTGAGCTATCCAGAAGTTCTTTTGCTGCAGTGTTAGCTTACGTTCAACTTTAGCTTCTAAATCTGTAAAATACTTAGTTGCTTCTTCGTCAGCAGACTGGTCAATGTCAAGTACACAGTCAGGATCATCAATCCACGATAGAAACACAGGATAAAAGTCTTTAGGTGAGAGCTGCCCAGATTCTAAAGCAACAACTGAGTCATCCCAGATGTGTTTAAATATATTCTTGCCTTCGGCCGTGCTCTCAATTACACCGGTATTGCCGCGAGCAAGCGCTTGTAGTGTGCCTGTCTTTACTTCTTTAGCTCGTTTAGGCGAATTATTAGCTATTTTGCCCATCTCAGAGATGTGAAGTCTTTGAAGTGTGGCAGATCGGAAAGATACACGAATAAATATAGTAGATCTATTGCTAAACGAAAACTCTTTAGTGTTATCTTTCTCCAAACGAACTTTACTAAAGCTCTTAATATCAGAATCTAGAGTATCCCACAAAAATTTAGCGCGTTCAAGTAGCGTAGAAGCTTCATCTGTACCCTGTGCCATAAGCCCGATGTTCATAAACGGCGCCCACACTGAGTCGTCAAAAAAGCTAATAAGCCAGAATGTTGAAATACCTTGTTGCCTAGACTTTAATATGATAATACGAGGATGTTTACGTGTAGCGGCATATACTACATGTTGAGCGTAGTTCATTCTAAAAGTTACCGGCGAACCGTACTTGTCAATAACAGAGTAAATGTTGTTTATACGCCAAAGCTTGTTGTATAAGTAACGGCGTTCAAATTCTTCAACTTCAATACCTAAAGGTGGTGGATTATCAAAAAAGCCGTATTTACCAGCTAAGTCAGGGTACAGCTTATCAAACTCTTTTTCTGTTATGCGGAGATTAATCAATTGGATTATCTCCTAGAAATTGATCGTACTTAGGTCTGTCGTCACCAGGGTAGTTGTTTTGCACATTAACCTGAGTTAAGTTCTTGTTAAGAAACGAAGTTTGCAACTTGCACAAAATATCAGTAATAACTTCAAGCTCACTTACGTTTTCAGCGCCCATTATCATTGTGCGCACGCGCGTGTTTATTTGAAGTGCTGTATTTTGCAATTCAAATCCTAAATGTTCAAGCCCTTTTAGCTTAGTATTAAGTTCGTCAATTGCTTCTTCTGAACCTGGTAAGTTACTTAGCTTATTAGCTACTTCGTCAAGTATAACGTCGTCCATGTCTATTAGCTTATTAACAGTGTTATTAGTTTGAGCTTCATCAAACTCTCTACGAAGCTTTAACACAGCGCCATAACTAATATCTAGTTCATCAGCAATATCTTTTGGCGTCTTATTTTTTGCAGTCTTGAGATGACTAAATATTTTTGCTGATTATCCATATTAATCATCCTTGGATTTAGGCATTTGTTCTTGCTTGTATTCCTTAAGTAGATTAACAACTAAACCAGAGAAGTTCATATTTAGTCGTTCGCAATGTTCTTTAACCTCTCTAACGACTTGTTCATCGTCGGGTCGTTTGTCTTTTGTACTGAAAGTAAAGATTGCCATGGTAGTAGTTCCTATTGTCTATTAAACTTATATAAGATATTATACCTTAAGACTGTTTACATGTAAACATTTTTGCTATATAATAACGGAGTAGTCAATAGTAACTCATAAACTAAGGAATTCACCATGTCAGAAAACACTGGTACTCCGAGTCAGAATACGACTTACGAGAGTCGAGTAAACGAAGTCATCACTGCTGCAACTAAAGACAATGATGGTAAACTTGTACTCCCAGAAGGCACAGATGAAGGATTAGCTTTTTCTGCAATGGCAGAAGTTCGCCGTCGTGATACACAAGGCGCTTACACCAAGAATCAGCAACAGCTAAAAGCACTTCAAGCTGAAAATGAAAAGCTTGCGTCTTCATGGGAAAGCGACGCTGTGGCTAACCTTAGCTCAACCGAACAAGCTAAGTTGGAAGAGCTCAAGGTTCAAGACCCTGATACTTGGCGTTCAGAAATTGCTCGTTTGGAAGAAGAGAAGCGTGATAAGTTTAAAGAAAAACGCGAAGCAATTACTGTAGAAGCTTCTCAGATGACTGAACTTGAACGTCGCGGCTTGCAACTCGAGCAGTTCAACAAAGACAACCCGGACATTGCACTAACCGACGAAGTTATTGAAAACGACATCCCTCCTCGTATTACTCGTAAGCTTGAAAAAGGCGAAATTCAGTTTGACGAGTATCTTAACTGAAGTTTCTAACTACTTAGCTAAGCCAAAGAAAATTGCTGAAGGTGAAAAAAGCACAAGCACTCCAAACTTTGCTAATTCTCGAGGCTCTAGTAATCCTACTACTGATGCAGTTAACCAGCAAAGTAAAGATGACTACACTAAGG